ACCTTGTCTAGTGCGGTTTTCATGGCTTCGGGGTTGCGTGCCATGGCTGGGGAAATCTCGATGTGGTACCAGTCGCCGCCTGGTGCGCCGGACACGGTGCGGTTGTCGTACTTGCGCCAACGTGCCCGATCACACCGCCAAGCCCTGCCCCACGGATGTGGAAAATAATCAATGACGAGCTCAAGCCCGATCGCGTCAGCGTTCTGCACAAGCGCCTTGATAACCTTAAGCATTGGCTGACGTTCCTTTGAGCCCACGATCGCTTGGGTGTTGGGGTTGCGCATAAACCGCCAAGACATGTCAACGGCGCGGCCGGTGGCGTGCACGCTTGGCGTTGACTTGCCGCGCATGTTCCTGATCACAAATGCGCCGTTATTCCATAGGCCGCGGCTGGTTTCGCGCTCAAGCCGCCTAATCAGCATTTCGAGCCCTGGTGTGATGCCAGCGGCGTTGCCATCAAACCCTGTATAGGGGCGGTGGCTAGTGGCCGCTGTCTGTCGTTTCTTGGCTGCCACGGCCAAACGCTTTGTCATTCGGATTGAGCCACCGCAGCAGTGGGGGTACTACTGCGGCGACACCTGCGGCCAGCAAATTTCTAGGGCTGGTCTCCCCTGCCAGGTACAACGTAAGCACGGCCGACACAAACACTCGGGCGTAACTGGCGATCATGGCTTTGTCGGTTTTACTCATGGTTTTCTATGTGCCTGTCTAGTTTGGTTTCGATTCGGTCAAGGCTGTCGGCGATAATTCCGTGGTCTTTGTGCTGGTTCTTAAACCCTCGATGAATAAGCGCCACGACAACACTAAAACAACCAGTAACGATGACAGCCAGTAGCCCAGTATCCATGCCACTACGGTGTTGGTGGGTACGGGTTATCGGCTTTGACTTTGGCGACAGCTTCGCGCCATTCGGCTTCGGTTGCTTCGCCGCGCTGCCATTTGAAAAACAGTGGGTCGCTGGTTTGTTCGTAGGCCAGTAGTCGGGCGGCCTCGACAGCTGCGCACTGGTTGTTGTAGTCGACTTGTGGCCACGCTGCGTCTAGTTCGGCTTGCGTCGGCTTTGGGGTGTCATCCAACCATGTCAGCCCGTCGTAGGTGTCGCCGTTTAGTGTCCATTGTGCGCTTGGGTAGTTAGCGGTCAGAACGGCGCTGTAGTCAATGTTCACGCTGAAATCTCCATAACGGTGATGCTTGAGGCGGCTCGATAAAACGAAGCGCTATCAGTGTCTAACTGTGTCCGATTGACGTATGCCGTAAGGGCGGCTGAACGAATCTGCACTTTGTAAGTCGTTGCCGAAGTCGTGTTCGGGCTGTCAAGATGGATACCAACGTTTTGTTCCATGTGATTTGACCCGGGATTATTTCCGCCGTAGGTTGCTTGGATTCGATTGCTTGCCGCGTCGCCAACATAGATAGCCGTGCTGTCTCGCATTAGGCGAATACCCGGGTATTCAGTTGCGTTTTGTGCGCCTGTTTTTACGTCGGCAAAGATAAGTATTTTTGATGATGTAGCGCTCGGCGTGATTGAAACGCTGAGGCCGGTGATGTCAGTGAATGCGGTGGTGCTAACGCTGAACGTGTCGGTTTTAGTTGCGCTCACGACTTGCAGGACACGAAACGCGCCGCGCAGGTCGTTCATTTGTGCCGCGGTCAGCACTTGGCCAGCGGTGAACGTGGCAGGAAGTGTGGTGGGGGTTGCCATACGATCAGCCTAGAACATTGTTTTCGTCAAGACGACCATACACGGCATCATCCAGCAGCAGGTCAAACACGGGGTTGGCTACGCTGGTGTAAACCCTGACGCTATGCCCACGGTCAAAATCAATGCGGTGCTCAACCCCCTCAATGCTCAAATCCTGGCCAAGGGGGCTTGCAACGCCACCAATCAAAATGTCCTTCTCAATCGTCACATAGTCGCCCAGCTCAAGAATGGCGGCCGCGTCACGTTGGCTAGCCGTCAAGCTGCCAAACCAGGTGTCTACCGAGTCAAAACGGGCTAGCGGTTCAGGTGACAGCAGATAGTCAGCCAGGTCGGCTGCGGCCGTGTTGTCATGCAAAAGGCTGTCGGTAATAAACAGCGATTTGATGAAGTAGGTGGCTTGTGATGTTGCGTCTGATGCGGTTTGGGTGCTGCCGCCAGCAGGTTTGACATTGACCAGGTTAATGATGTCCTCAGCTCGAAACGCAATCGACAAATCACGGTAGGCAGCGCCGGTGCCGTCATCACGAAAATCAATCACTGGTGGGCCGATCACAAACCCAATGCGGTTTTGGCTGACTAGTACACCTTCGCGGTCAATGAAAATGCGGCCACGTTCAGCTGAGTAGGTGATTTCGTCAAAATAGGCTTTGACGTTGGTGCCGTCATCTATTGAGTATGCGCCGCCGCCGCCCAGCTCGACGGTGCCTGCCGCAATGTCGCGTGCGCTGCCTCCTGGGTAGTCCACTTCAGCCAGGTCAAGCACCCAGTTGATGCGGTCGCCAGTGAATTCTTTAGTGGGGTTTTGCCCTGAAATAAATGTTTGTGCCAGCCGGTACATGTTGTCCACGCAAAACACGGTCACGGTGTCCAAACCGCCCAGCGTAAATTTGTAATCGTAATTGATTATGAACCCGACGAATAGCAGTTCGGGGTCGTTGTTGTCGTCATAGCGGATGAGCTGCACGGCACGGCCTGGGGCAAGCCCTGGTACGCCTTGCGCCTGGTCGTAGTACGGGTTGCTCGGGTCGTTATCAAACGGGTTGAAAACGCCATCAGCCAGCGTGTCGTTCAGGGTGAATGACATGGTGCCGTTGGTGATCGCGTCGTTTTCGTCGGTGCGGCCACGTTTTACCGCCACGTTCAGGGTGCCTTCAGCGACACTGGCGAACTGCGTGCTGCCATCGAGCACGTAGTCGGTATTGTTCAGCACGCCTTTTACGGCATCATCAAGCACAAACCCGTCAACGAGAAACCCGACATCAACGAGCAGGTCATAGGTGCCTGCATTGGGAATGGTGACAGCGGCCACTATGCCACCGCGATGTTGGCTGGGCCTTGAACCTGGTTGTAGCTGCGGATCGAATTCACCACTGCTTCGCCAATTTCGGCGCTGGTCGCCAATCCACCATTGATGTTGACCACAATGCCAGCGTCACGCAGTGCTCGTGGATTATCACCTGGTGTTACCCAAGCAAACGGGTCAGTCATGGCAGTACTGCCGAGCGTTGTGCCCATCGCTGGTGCTAGTGTTTGAGCAATTTTGCGGCCTGCGCCACCGGCACCACCACCACCGCCGCCTGCACCAGCTGGGGGAATGATGTTCGGCATGTTAAAACCGCCGCCACCCGTGGTCGGTAGGTTGCCTTCACGTTCGGCGCGAATCGCCGCCAAGGTCGGGCCGCCGCCGCCGCCACCGCCACCAATACGCGGCAGATTCACTTCTGGAATGTACGGAATGTCGCTGAACGGGTTAACCAGGTTGAGACCGCGAATGATCAGGTTTAGGGCTTTAATCCAGCCGTTAGCAAAGGTTTCAGCAGCCGCCAACATGAAGTTCAGCACTGCGTTCACGCTGGTACGGAACCACTCAAACTTGTTGTATGCCGTGACCAACCCAGCAACTAGTAGGGCTATGCCGCCAGCGATCAACGCAAATGGGTTGAGTGCCATGGCAATGTTGACTGCGACTATGGCGGCCGCTACAGCTGCAATGGTGCCTGCGATCGCCAAGAACACTTTGGGGTTTTTTGCTGCCCAATCCGCAAACCGCGTCAAATACGGCAACACGGCTTGCACGACCGGCAGTAGGGCTTTGCCGATTGACGCTTGCAGATCTTGTATGGATGCGGCCAGGATGCGTTGCTGGTTGGCTAGGCCGCCGCTGGTGCGTTCGAAATCGCCCTGCGCGTCGGTGGTCTGTTTGTAAATCGCTGCCTGCGCGGCCAACACCTTTTGCTGGGCGGTTAACGCCCCAGTGCCGTCATAAATCCCGAGCGCCAACGCTTCCTGCTTGAGCACCGCGTCGGACAACAGCACACCGTATTGACGGATTGGTTCAGATTCGCCGCGCAACGCTGCGCCGATAGCGGTAATGGCTTGCTCGGGGGTGGTGTTGTTGAATGATGCCAAATCGGCAGCCAGTTTGGTGAAATCGGTGCTAAACCCCGCCAGGTCACTGCCGGTCAACCCTGCGGCTTTACCGAACACGCCAAACGTCGATGCCGCATCCAGGGCAGCTTGTTTGCTGATGCCTAGCGTTTTGGCGGTTTGGTCACCAAATGCCAGCACTTCTTTGGCTGCGTTGCCAAAAATAACACCTGTTTTGCTGACGGTTTCGTTGAGATCACTAGCGGCCTGCACTGCTGGCACTGCTGCGGCTGTCAATGCGCCCAACGCAGCGACGGCAGGAACAAATGCCTTTTTCATTACGAAACCGGCTTTTTGGCCTGCTGTCTCTAGTTTTTTAAATTCAGCAATTGCCCGTTCCAACCCTTTGCCTGAAAATTCGCTGATGATAGGAATTACAACGGCCATGTCATGCTGCCTTTTTCATAGCCGCTTTGTTGGCTGCTTTTTGTGCTGATCTCTGGGCTGCCCGTTCGGTTGCGCCTTTGATGCCTTCATTGACGTATTCCATTACTCGCTCGACCAGTTGTTTGGTGCGGTATTCAATGTCGTCTTTGTTCGCTTCAACTGCTGGCCATAGGACACGCGACGGGGCTCCATATTTGTCGGTCAAACCTTGCACCATGTTTTTACCTTGTGGCGTTGGCACTGGCCCTTTGCCGGACATGTCAAACAAAATGCTGGTAGGGCCTTTGTATTTAATGAAAAACGTCGCCAAATTCTGCAAATAGCCGCCAAACATTTTTGGTCTTTTCCCCGAAACCCCCGAAATGATTGTGTCGTTCACGTTCATTTCCCACGGCAAAATTCGGTATTTGCCTCTAATTGTCCAAGCCCGATTAAAACCTTTGATCGGGGCCCCTAGGGGAATTCGTGATTGTGCGTCTTGCTCAATCTGGTACATGATGCGTTTGAAATCTTTGGTGATTTCTCGTCGCGCTACTTTGTCAATTTTGTTTAATTCGGCCAGCGCTTCCTTTATGCCGACAATCTCCATGTCAACTGAAACGGCCATCATTTGCTCCTGCGCTGCTTGTTTTGCTCCTCGATCACCTTACTGACCGTAACTAGGTCGTTGGTGTCAAATTCGATGTGCGGCGGCCACCAGCCGATTGACACCAGCAGTTCGGCTAGTGATCGTCGGATGGTGCCGCGGGGGTAGGGTTTGGCTGCTCCTCGGTAACGATCTCGATGTGCTCTAGCTCGTTGATGAATTGGTCAAATGATGCTGGTACGACAACTTTGTGCAGTTTGCTGGCCTCAAATGCTAGGTACGCGATGTCCTCAATCCCGAAACCGTTGCCCATGTCTGACGCTTTGCGCTTAAACCGTCGTTCCCATGCAACGATGGTGCCGAGCGTCGTAGCAACCTCGTGTTCGTCGCCCTTGCGCTTGTATTTGATCGTGACTTGCATACCTAGCCTTTCGTGTCGGGCCGATTGTAGGCCAGGGTTACGGGGTTGTGTCTACGGTGTAGACGCCGCCAGTGAACGCCACATCAACGGTTGACAGTTCGCCCATGCTGGCGTTGATCACGGGCAGTTCAGCGAGAAAAGCGCCGGTGAGCGTAAAACCTGGGTTGGTTGCTCCTTCGCTGCCGGTGGCTGGCTTGACGATCACGGTGGTAGTCGTGCCGACGAGCGCCGCCAATGTGGCGTAGGTTTCGCTGGATTCGTATGACATGTACATGCTGATCGTGACTTCGTGGTTGCCCAAACCTTTGGTGTATTTGCGGTCGGTGTCACCAAAGGCGGTCGCCTCAAGCTGATCAAAACGGTGCGTGAATGTTGCGGCGGTGCACTGGTCGGACAAGTCAACCGAGTTGACGGTGACTACTGGATTGGCAAGATAGGTGCTGGTGGCCATGGGGGATTACTCCTTCGTGTCTGTTTTGACTTTACGCGGTTTAGTTGGTTTTGTCGTGGATTCCTCGGCGGCTTTAATAAAGCCACCAGCGATCAGGCCAGCGACGTTGATGCCGTTGGCGGCTGCGCCCTCAATGTCGTATTCGGCACCAGGCTTGCCCACCCTCGGGCTGACAACAATCCATTTCATGCGGTTTGCACCTGCATTTCAACGGTCAGGTCATAACCAGGCACGATCGTGCCGCCGATGTCCAGGCTGGTGGGGCGGCCTTCGGTCACTGCCACGTTTTTGGCCATTAAGTTGGCTGCGATCGACAGCAGCTGGTCTAGGGCGTCCTGGTTGCCTGGGCCGCTCGAAATGAGCTGCACGGGCACGGTCATTTTGGCAATGTTGTAGTTGTATGGGGTGAACGTCGGCGCGCCGATCAGCACGCAGCCTGGGCTGATGTTGCGTGGGTCACGCACCACGGGCAGGCCGCTGATTGTCAGCAGTGTCGTGGCGAGATCGTCTAGCCCTTCGTTGAAAAGCCCCGTGCCTGGCATCAGGCCACCTGCGGCCGGTCAATCCCGAGCAGCTGCTTAACCATTGGGGCCATTCCAACCATGGGGGCGGTGCCCATGCCGTCAAACGTGGCGAATGCGTCACCCAAGCTGCCACGGGCACGGTACAGCGCACCTGCGTACATGATCGTGCCAAGCTTCACATCCTGGCTGGGCACCGTGGTCAAGCTGTCTATGTACCCTGCTTCCTGCCTGCGCCGATAGCAGAATTGGTTGCTGGCGGCCGCCGCGGTGGTGATGAGCGCCGTGTCGTTTGCTGATGCCACGGTGATGTTCAACCAGGCGGTCACATCAGCTGCGTTGATCCACGTGCACGTAGGGGTGCTCGACAGTGTGCCGGTCGCCGCCTGGCGTGAAACGTCGTCAGCCGTCTTGGCGTATAGCACCTGGTTGGCGATTGGCTCTTGGATGTCGTAGAGCAGATCGCCTTCCGTGTCTACCCCAGTAAATCGGTACTGGGGTAGCGCTCGGATGGTGTAGGTGCCGTCAAACGTCGCATCAACGCCGCTGATCGTGATCGACTGGCCAAGTTCAAGCTCCGCAGGCGTGAGAAGCTGAACTACGGCGTAGTTGTCGATCAGGTATTTGTTTGTGACCGTGTAAGTGGCCATGGTGTCGGCCTCCTACAGGGCTCAGGCGGTGGCGATGGACTGTACCTGGGTGCTGTCTGCGATAAACGTGGCAACGTACCCGTAGTACGAGAACGTGCGGCCAAGAGTGCCAGGCACTTCAACCGACATCAGGCCGCGCACCTGCTCGTAAAACTCGATGGCTTGTCCGCGTGCCACGATGATCGTGCCAGCCGCAAAGTTCTTGTCCGCGACAAGGTTCAAACCGAACGGATTAAACGTATTCATTTGCGTGACGTTGGCGGTGCCCATTCCGTTGACACCCATCAAGCCGGACGCGCCGACGTATGGGAACACGGGGCGCTTGTCTGCGTCAAGCTGTGCGCCCAATGCCTGCCAAATCCCAGGGGCAACAAACATGTGGTCAGGCAAAAAGTTGGTTGCCAACAGCATGTTGTAGGCTGCGGTGTAGATCGAGCTGATAAGCGAGCTCGGGTCGTTGGCGGTCACTGTCCAGGTTGCACCTGACGCGGTTGCACCGGCAACGATCGCGTCAGCGGCAACATCATCGGACTTGAGCAAATACTGACCTGCAAGGTCGCGCAAGATGATTTCCATTGCGGCAGGGCTCGTAAAGTCAATGTCTTGCACCGACAGCGTGACTTGACCGGCAAGCGTTGACTTGGTGACAACGTTGCTGGCAATCACTGGGGTCGTGGCCGATACGCTGCCCAGTTCGGGTGATTGTGCAGCCACTGACACGTGCGTTGTCCACGTCGGGCGGATAAACGTCTTGCTGTTGCCGCCGTCTGGCATTGCACGAGTACCGACAGCGGCGACGACTGGGCGGATGTAGTTCAGGTCATCGAACACTGGGCCAAGCACGGGCACTGGCAGCAAACCAGGCGTGTCAGTCGTAAGTACGTCGCCAGCGGCAGCTTCAAGCGCTGACTGCTTCGACAGCATGTAGTCGCGTGCAGCGGCAGCGACATTGCGGAACGTCTCGCCACCAATGTGCATTGCGGCAAGGTATTCGCCAGGGGTTGGCAGCGCAAATTGACGCTTCGGCTGGGCAGGCAACGGTGCCGTGGGAATGGTCTCCTCGGCGGCTGCGGCTTCGATCTTTTCCATGGGGGTGTTCTCCTTCTCGGATGTCATAGGGTCATTATTGTCTAGCGGATTTGT